CGGAAGAACAACCCGGACAGCGAAAGCACATTAAATTACAATGCGGAGCGGGCAAAACTGGTGAGAGCAAAGAGGGAAGCGCAAGAACTGGAATTGAAGCTGCGCAGAAATGAAGTTCACACCACAGAGGACGTGGAACAGGTAATGACAGACACGCTGGTTAGGTTCAAAACAAGACTTATGGCAATACCTGCAAAGTTAAGTCCGATTTTATCAAAGAAAAAGGACCAGACAGAAATTTTCAAGCTGCTGAAAAGCGCTATTGATGAGGTACTGGAAGAACTTTCAGACTTTCAGACAGTGTTTGGGTACGGTGTAGAAGATGAAGAAACACACAGCTGATATGTTCGCCCGCATTTTTAAGGTATTGCAGCCGCCACCGGAAATGACACTTTCCCAGTGGGCAGATAAATTCCGCAGGCTGTCTGCCGGGTCTTCCGCAGAACCGGGACGCTGGAAGACAGCAAAAGCCCCGTACCAGAAAGAAATCATGGACGCAATAACAGACATCACAATTAAAAAAGTGGTGATAATGTCAGCGGCGCAGGTGGGAAAAACAGACGCAATGGTGCTGAACCCTATTGGCTACTATGTGCATTATGACCCGTCACCGATTATGGTTATACAGCCCACAATAGACATGGCAGAGAAGTTTTCAAAAGAAAAGCTGTCACCCATGCTGCGTGATACCCCCGTACTTGCGGACAGAATAAACGAAAAGTCACGAAACAGCGGTAATACAATCATGCAGAAGATATTCCCCGGCGGTTTTATCACTATTGCCGGGGCAAATAGCCCAACGGGATTGCGTAGCCACACAATCAGAATATTGCTTGCGGACGAAATAGACGCATACCCAGCCAGTGCAGGAAAAGAGGGCGACCCGCTTCTATTGGCTTCAAAAAGACAGACGACGTTCTGGAACAAGAAGCAAGTGGACATTTCCACACCGACGGTCAAGGGCGTATCAAGAATAGAAGTGGAGTACGAAAACAGCAGCCGGGGAGAGTGGAACACGCCTTGCCCGTGCTGCGGAGAACTGCAACCGCTGGTCTGGTCAAATGTAGTCTTTGACAAAGAGGACTTGTCAGAAATCAAATACGCTTGCAGCAAATGCGGCGTCATATCCAGTGAAGCAGAGTGGAAAGAACACTTTACAGAGGGAACCTTTGTGCATGAGGACCCGGAAAACCCCGTGCGTGGGTTCCATTTGAACACGCTTGCGTCAACACTGACCACATGGCAAGAAGTGGTTGAAAAATTCTTGATTGCCAATGCAGAAATGAAAAAAGGCAATGTGGAATTGATGAAAGTATGGACCAATACGGAAATGGGGCAGACGTGGGAGGAAGACGGCGAAACCGTAGAAGACGACGAACTGATGAAGCGCAGGGAGAAGTACAACTGCGAAGTGCCAGAAGAAGTGCTGTATTTGACCGCAGGCGTGGACACGCAGGACGATAGATTTGAAATTGAGGTTGTGGGCTGGGGTCCAGAATATGAAAGCTGGGGAATTAAGTATGCCGTGATATACGGTGACACGTCGAACATGGAAGACCAGTGCTGGAAAGACCTTGACACGTTTTTGCAGCAGTCGTGGAAAAAAGCAGACGAAACGCAGCTGAAATTGTCATGCACCTGCATAGATAGTGGAGGACACCGAAGCAATCAAGTATATAAGTTCTGCAAAGCACGGTTCAATCGCAGGGTATTTGCAATCAAAGGTTCAAACGATAGTGCAGCGGCATACATTCAGAAGCCGACAAAAAGCAACCGTGAGGGCGCATATCTGTTCACGCTGGGAGTAGACACAGGAAAAAGTTTGTTAATGGACAGATTGAAGCTGGAAGACGAGGGACCCGGCTTTTGCCACTTCCCAAAGGAAGACGGCAGGGGCTATGATGAAAAGTATTTCAAGGGGCTAACGTCGGAAAAAAAGGTCATGCGCTATAAAATGGGCAGACCGTATTTTGCATGGGACCTGAAAGACAAAGGACAGCACAAACGAAACGAAGCGCTTGACTGCCGGAACTACGCCACGGCAGCTATTGAAATAACGGGCGTACCATTAAAGAAACCGAAAAAGAAAGAGAATAAGCCGCAGACAACAAAGAAAGTTGTGAAGCGGGGAAGAAGAAACAGTGGAGGTATATTATAAATGGCAGGAATTACACTGGAAACAGCAAAAAGGCACCTTGACGCATGGCTGGAAGCAGAACTGGCGGTGACAAATGCGCAGTCATACACAATCGGCAGCAGGACCATGACAAAAGCAGATTTAGCGGAAATCAGAAAGTCTATTGAATATTGGCAAGGAAAGGTCAATGCGCTGGAGAACGCAGCCAAACACGGCGGCAGAAACCGGGTAAAACGATTTGTACCCCGTGACTTGTAAAGATTGCCCGCTATTGCCCGTTTTAGGGGTTTATTTCCCCCCATTGCCCGCAAAAATGAGGTAATATTGTAGCGTGGAAAAATAAGAAAAGACAAAAAGCACCCGTGAAAAGGTGTTTTTTTCATGCCATAAAGGAGGTGAGAACGTGGGGATTGCAGCGGGAATTGATAAGGCAATAGCAGCGATTGCGCCGCAAACAGCACTGAAAAGGATTGCTGCAAGACAGAAATTGCAGATATTAAACAGCGGTTACAGCAATTATGGGGCAAGCGTAACAAAAAAATCACTTATGGGCTGGCTTCATGCTGGCGGCAGCAGCCGTGAGGACATAGAAGACAATGTTTCTGTCCTGCGGCAGCGCACCCGTGATTTATATATGGGCGTACCGATTGCCAACGGCGCTGTCAAGACCATGCGCACCAATGTAGTTGGGCGTGGACTACGTTTGAAACCGAACATAGACGCTGAAATATTAGGGCTGACACCAGAAGAAAGAAGAAGTCTGGAAAAGCAGATTGAAAGGGAATGGAACATCTGGGCAGAAAGCACAGATTGTGACATGGCACGCATTGATAATTTTTATGAGTTGCAGCAGTTGGTGTTTCTGAACTGGCTTATTTCTGGTGACTGCTTGGCAGTGCTGCCAGTAAAGCCCAGATTAAACCAGCCGTATGATTTGCGTGTGCAGCTGATTGAAGCGGACAGGCTTTGCAGCCCGGACAACTGCGACACAATAGACAACAAGATTGTTGGAGGTGTAGAGGTTGACCAGTCCGGGGAGGTGGTAGCGTACCACATAGCAGACCACCACCCGTTGTCATACGCATACACAGACATTAAATGGCAGAGGGTAGAAGCATTTGGAATAAAGACGGGCAGAAGAAATGTGCTGCACTTGATGAACCGTGAGAGGATAGAGCAGCGCAGGGGCGTTCCGTTCCTTGCCCCGGTCATTGAGAGCTTGAAGCAGCTTGGACGCTATACAGACGCAGAACTGGTGGCGGCGGTTGTGTCTGGAATGTTTACGGTGTTTATTGAAAAGGCAGACGCCAGCAACGAGGACGCAATAGGAAGCATGATACCAGAGGAAGTGCAGGTTGACGCAGAGGACGAAACCACCATTGAACTTGCGCCGGGTGCTGTCTTTGACTTAAACGAGGGCGAAAAAGCACATGACATGAACCCCGGAAGACCAAACGCCAATTTTAATGGCTTTGTGGAAGCTATATGCCAGCAAATAGGCGCTTCACTTGAAATTCCTTATGAATTGCTTGTAAAACGCTTTAACGCCAGTTATACAGCCAGCAAAGGGGCACTGGAAGAAGCATGGAAAATGTTCAATATGTACCGGGATTGGTTGGCAACAGACTTTTGCCAGCCCGTGTACGAAGAATGGCTGACAGAAGCGGTGGCAAAAGGGCGCATCAAGGCACCGGGTTTCTTTACTGACGCAGTAATCAGAAAAGCATATTGCACGGCAAAATGGAACGGTCCGGCAAAAGGTATGCTTGACCCAGTAAAAGAGGTTACGGCAGCGGAAAAGAGAGTGCAAAACGGTTTCAGCACCAGAAGTGATGAAACAATGCAAATGACAGGTAGCGGCTATTACAGCAATGTTGAGCAGCTGAAACATGAAGAAAAAGAACTAAGGGAGGTAAGGAAAATTGCCAATGGAAATGCAGACGACCCGGCAACAGGATAACAGGCAACCGGGCAACCCATACGGGGTCACAACAAATAAATTCTGGAATTTCATTCCGGCAGCAGGCGACAAGCCACCAGAACTGCTTCTGTATGGAGCAATCAGCAGTCAGCAGTCATGGTGGGAAGACAGGGTAACACCGCAGCAATTCAACGCAGAACTTGCGGAACTGGGCGACGTCCCGGAAATTATCGTGCGCATTAACAGCGGCGGCGGTGATGTGTTCGCAGCAAACGCAATATTTACACGGTTGAAAGACTGTTCGGCGAAAGTGACGGTCAAAATTGACGGCTGGGCAGCTTCCGCAGCCACAATCATTGCAATGGCGGGCGACACAATCAAGATTGCCCGCAACGGCGTGTTTATGATACATGACCCAGCAATGACAGTCTGGGACACTTTCAAGGCAGAAGACTTTCTGAAAATGGCTGATGAATTGAAAGTGATTAAACAAAGCATTGTCAACACATACGCCAGCAAGACCGGGAGAAATGCAGAGGACATAGAACAGCTTATGTCAAATGAAACATGGTGGACAGGAGACACAGCCGTTGAAAATGGGTTTTGTGATGAACTAATGTTTGAAGAAAGCAGCACAGTTGTTGAAAATTCTTCAAAAATTGTGGTTAATTCAGTGCCCATTGATGTTTCTATGTTCAAAAGTATTCCAACACAGTTATTAAACAGCCCGCACAATCAAAATCCGGGTAGTTTGATAAATAATAGTGCAGCAGCAAGCAAAAAGCCACAGGAAAAGGAGGAACAACAAATGGCAGCACCAGAAAACAAAATCACAACGGTTGACGCACTAAAAGCCGCTTACCCGGATTTAGTAGCGACAATTCAGAACGACGCAGCCGCCGCAGAACGTGCCAGAATTAAAAGCATTGAGGATTTGACAAACGGTAACTATGCAGCACTTGCGGCAGACGCAAAATTCACGAACCCAACTTCTGCGCAGGAATTGGCAGTGAAAATCATTGCAGAGCAGAACAAAGCTGGGGGCACATACATTGAGAACCGCCAGAAAGACGCACAGGACAGCGGGGCAAATGGAGTGCTTGGAGCAGTGCCGGAGGACGGAGCAGGCGACAACGGCAAGAATGTTTTTGAAGCAGCTATTGACAAGCTGTTTCCAGAAGTGAAGTAAGGAGGTAGCAGGCATGAGCGAATATGCAGTAGAGAAAAGAGAAACAGCGCCGAAAAACTTCTTTGCTGGCGACTTCCCAACAGTGCCGGAAACGGGGACTGCGGGTGCGGATATTAAAGAGTATGCGCCAGTAATGGTTGACACGGCGAGTGACAACAAAATTATCCCGGTAGCCAAAGGAAGCGAAGCAAGCGCAATCGGCATTTCTGCGGCAGCAGCAGGAAACGGGGAACCCGTGACATATTACATGACAGGTGAGTTTTTCACCGACGCATTAAGCGTTGAAAGCGGCACTGATGTGGCGAAAATCAAAGAAGCATTAAGAAAAGTATCAATCTTTTTGAGATAAGGAGGAAAAAGAAATCATGGCAAATGAAGTATCTATTTATGAGCCACGGACAATGGGCAGAGTGGTTCAGAAATTACCGCCCGTGCGTACCTTTTTCAGAAGTACGTTTTTCAAACATGAGGAAACTTTCACAACAAAAAATGTTGATGTAGATTTCAGAAAGGGCAGCAGAAAGGTTGCGCCGTTTGTAAGCCGCTTAATTGGTGGAAAGGTAGTGCCGAACACTGGCTATGAAACAAAGACCTATACGCCGCCTTTAGTAGCCCCGGAAAAGGTCACAACGGTTGACGACCTTTTACAGAGAAGACCGGGTGAAAGTATTTATTCCGGCAGAACACCTGCGGAACGTGCCGTATTGAAAATGGCAGACGATTTTGTGGAATTAAGAGAACAGATTGTGCGCCGTGAAGAATTGATGTGCGCCCAGACAATCTTCACTGGTAAAATTCCCATTATCGGTGACGGCGTGAATGAAGAAATTGACTTCTTTTTCACCAACAAAGAAACCATTTCAGAAGCAAAGAAGAAATGGACTGCCGACACTTCCGACCCTATCGCAGATTTAAAACGCTGGCATGAAACCGTCCAGAAGACAGGTTTTGTGAACTGCGATATTTGCGTTATGGGAACAGGCGTTGCAAATGCGTTTGTGGGCAATGCAAAGGTGCAGAAAGTTCTTGACGTAAAGAACTACAATTTAGCAGTTATCCAGCCACGACAGCTTCCGAACGGTACGACGTATCTGGGAACCATTCACGAATTAGGGCTTGATATTTACAAGTACAACGAATGGTATTTGGACGACTGGACAAACCCGGCAGCACCAGAGGACAAGCCACTTGTACCTGCGGACAGTCTGGCACTGTTAAGCACAAGCAGTGACTATTCCATGTACTACGGCGCAATTACACTGATTAAGGAGCCGGATGGCAACTTTATGACCGTTGAGGGAAAATATGTGCCGGACACATGGACAAAGCGCAAGCCTGCAAGAAGATTTCTCAATCTGTCTTCCGCACCGTTATGCGTACCGCATGACGTTGACAGCTGGTTTGTTGCAACGCCTATTTAATGGACTTCAAAGCACAGCTTGTCAGTGACATGAAAGTGTTTCATAACTGCGGCGAAATGGCAACCATGACAGACGTATGGTATCAAGAAAAACAACACTATATACCCATTATCATTGACCACACGGCAGCCGACGAACGTCAGAGAGGAAGCGGGGACAATGCAGAGGGGTTACACCGTGCGTCATGTCTTGTCTATATGTCGCTGTATGACTTTGGTTGCGTACCAAAGCAGGGGCGGCAGATAGAAATTGACGAAGCCGGGGCGGTAAATATGTACCGTATCGCAAAGGCAGATTGTGAAGACGGGGAAATAATTCTGGAATTGGAGATGTTGGAAGAATGATTGAAATAACATCTGACGCAATAGAAAGAGTTGGAACCCTGCTGGCAGACGTCCCAAAGGGTGCGGAACGGGTCTTTGCTAACGCAATGAACCGTGGTATTTCCAGAGTGAAGACACAGGCTTTGAAAAGAACAAAGCAGGTATACACGGTAAACAATGGCGCACTGACAGCGAGAACAACAATGCAGATAAACAAAGCCAGCACGGGAAACCTTGCGGGCTTTGTTTCGTTTGCAGGAACAAAACTGCCGTTATATCAATTCAAGGTGACGCCCACGAAATCTGGAACAGGAAAACAGGTGCGGGCGGCAGTTAAGAAAGGCGGCAGCGCAACACCGTTTGAAGACGCCTTTGTTGCGAACATGAAAAACGGCATGGGCGTATATGAGAGAGTAACCAGAAAGCGTGTACCGACAGAACAGCTTATGGGTCTTTCAGCTGCGCAAATGGTAGGAAGCCCGGAAGTTATAGACGGACTGCAAGACGAGGTACAAGAACTGGTGAATGAACGTATTGTCCATGAAATGAACAGAATTTTGAATGGATATGGAGGATAAAAAGCATGACACCAGTTTTTTTGCTGGAAAATTTGCAGCGGTTCATAGAAGAAAAAACGGCTGACATTATTTTACCAGTGAGAACCAGAACGGGCAGAAATGAAGTGAAAGAGCGCCCGGCGGCGGTCTACAAAATGGGACTGCCGGAAGCGGACGACGCACAACAGAAAGTGCCATACATTCTGGTTAAGTTCCTAACAGGGACGGACGACAAGGCAGCGGGAGAGCCAGAAGAAGACAGCTGCAAAGTAAGAATTATATTTGCGGTGTATTCCGAAAACGGACAGGACGGACCACTTGCACTTCTCAACCTCATGTTGAGAGTGCGAAGCGAATTGAAGAAAGCCGGAGCAGTTGGCGGCGGTCAATTTGTGCTGGAAATGCCACTGGAATATATCGTGTATCAAGACACCACGCCGCCGTATTACATGGGGGAAATGGTGACAAATTGGAGCCTGCCAGTCGTACAACGTGACGTGGCAGCAGTTCTGCAAAATTTATAAACAGGAGGTAGAAGACATGGCAAAAGCGACCACAGCAAACGCCACAGCAGCCGAAAAGGACGCTGAAAAGGTGCAGGCGGTAGAAAATACCAGTGAAGCGGAAAAAGCCGCAGAAACGGCAAATGAGCAGCCGGAAACGGTAAAGCTGATTTACATTGGACCGAACCTGCCAAAAGCAATGTTGCAGTGCAACAGAATTTTTGAGGGAACAGAAGAAGAAATTGACAAGGAATTGTCTTTTATTCTTGAAAAGTTCCCACTTGTAAAGAAAATGCTTGTTCCGACAACGGAACTTGCGGAGAAGAAAGACAAGGTGAAGACAGCCGGGAACGTATACAACAAGTGGTATTCCGACTTAAAAGCTGCCGCCCTTGCATACGCAGAACGAGAACAGGAGGTATAAGCAATGAGTGACGTATCACATGGAGTAAATGCCGGAAAGACCGACAGCGGAGCAATCACGCCCGTTTCCGTAGACACTGGCGTACATTTTGTGGTCGGTACAGCACCCGTGCAGGCGACCAACGGAAAAGTAAATGAAGTTATCATGGCTTCCAGCTACGCAGAAGCGGTGCAGGCGTTGGGATATTCCGACGACTGGAAAAAATACAGCCTTTGCGAAGAAATCTACACAGCGTTTACGCTTTTTAACAGTGCGCAGGTATTCTTTGTAAATGTGCTTGACCCTAAAAAGCATAAGAAGACAGTAGCAGCAAAGGAAATGGACGTGGCAGACAACCAGATTGAATTACCACTGGAAGCAATCGCAGGAAGCGTGGAAGTGACTGGAAAGACAGCTGGGGAAGACTACGAAGTGTTCTACGGTGACACAGCCTGCATTGTGGAGTTTCTGAAAGAAACAACAGGAAAAGCAAACGTAAAATATGAAGCCGTGGACCCTACACAGGTTACAAAGAGTGACATTATCGGCGGTTACAGCGTAAGCACACACAAGACCACAGGGCTTGAACTGATTAACAGCGTGTTCCCACGCTTCACGAAAGTTCCAGACCTTATTTTGTGTCCGAATTGGTCACATGACCCGGAGGTTGCAGCCGTCATGTCTGCAAAGGCAGAGAACATCAACGGTCTGTTTGAAGCAGAAGCAATTCTGGACGTAGACTGCACAGAGGAAACAGGCGCAATCTACTATACAGAGGTGCCGGAGTGGAAAAAGAAAAAGAATTTCACAAAGAAAACGGAAATTCTTTGCTTTCCTAAAGTTGCGCTGGGCGATAGGGTTTTTAATCTTTCCACACAGCTTGCAGCCAGCATTTCTGCCGTAGACAATGCGACAGCATACGGCGACGGTACACCGTGCGAAAGTGCTTCAAACAAGGGCATACAGGCAGATAGAATGGTTGTTGCGGACGGTTCAGAAGTTATTCTGGACGTACAGCAGGCAAACTATCTGAATGAAAACGGCGTGGTTACAGCACTTAATTTCTACAACGGTTTTGTAAGTTGGGGGAATTATACAGCGTGCTACCCTGCCGATACTGACATGACAAATTATTTCTACTGTATCAACCGTATGTTCAAATGGGTTGGAAAGACCCTTATTTTGACATACTGGAACTACCTTGACAGAGGTATTAAAAGACGTCTTCTGGACGCAATCGTGCAGTCCGTCAACGATTGGCTGTCAAGCCTTGCGACTGATGAAAAAATCATTGGCGGGCGTGTCGAACTGAACGCAAGCGAGAACAGCGCAAGCCAGCTGGCAGCAGGAATTGTCCGTTTTCATATCTACATGACACCGCCGTCACCATTACAGAAAATGGACTTTGTGCTTGAATATGACCTTTCATATCTTGAAGCACTGGTGGCGGCATAAAGGGGAGGTGAAACAGAATGTCTAAAGTTGATGAATTAGTAATTAACTATGCGATTTACGAAGACGCCACGGAGTATCTGGGAACAACAGAAGTGACCCTGCCGGATTTAGAGTACATGACGGAAGAATTAAGCGGCGCAGGCATTGCGGGCAATATTGAAGAAATCATTATTGGTCACTTAAATGCCATGACAACAACTTTCAATTTCCGAACCGTAACGGCAGCAGCGGTCAAGTTAATGGAACCCCGTGTGCATAGAATTGATTTGCGTGTGGCACAGCAGAGAATGAACCTGCGTACCAGTGCAAATGAAATCACCGGGGTAAAGCATATTATGAAAGTGAAACCGAAGAAAACAGCACTGGGCAAGGTTGCTGCTGCGTCCACTGCTGATGTAAGCGGAGAATATGCCGTTTCATACTACGCAATGTATATGGACGGTTCAAAGGTAACGGAGATTGACCCGTTGAACTTCATTTGTATTATCAATGGCAAAGACTACTTAAAGGACGTTAGAAAAGCGTTAGGAAAGTAAAGACAGAAAAGCAGGAGCCAGCGGGGAACCGCTGGTTTTTCCTGCAATAAATCAGATATGGAGGAAAACAAAATGGCAGATACAACAAAAAACACTGAAAACATGGAGCAGGCGGCAGAGCAGGCAAAAGAAATGCAGGAAGCACAGGCAAGCGGCGTGGTGAGTTTTGAGGAAAAGAAGACAGAGAAAGAAAACACCAGTCTGAACTACACCCACACTTTCAAAGCACCCAGAGAGATTGAGGGCAAGAAGTACACCGCATTAACCTTTTATTTTGACAATCTGACTGGTGAGGATATAGAAGCAGTGGAACAGGAACTTGCGGACATGAACAAATATGTTCTTTCCCCGGAAATTTCTTCTGCGTTCCAGTGTATTCTTGCGGCAAAGGCTGCGGGGGTTGCTTCTGACGAAATCAGACGGCTTCCAGTGCCAGACTATATGAAAATTAAGAACAAAGCAAGGGATTTTTTAATTGCTGCGGGCTATTAAAGATTAAAGAACCCGCAAAGTTCATAAGAAAGCAGATATATAAAATGTCAAGGGCTTCACATACGCCCGTCCCATTCTGGTTAAAAATGCCCATACGCAGGCTTTTTGCATGGATTGAAACAATCAATGAAGTGGAAAAAGAAGAAGCGGAAGAACGGCAGCAGAATAAAGCGTAGGGAGGTGAAACAGCTTGGCAGGGTCACAAAAGGAATTTGAACTGCTTTTCAAGCTGAAAGCGGCGCTGGGTCCCAACTTCAATGGGGCGTTCAAAAGTGCGATAAACACCAATAACCAGTTGCGGGACAGCATGAAAAACGTAAATTCCTTGCAATCGAAGATTGACGGCTACACAAAGCAGTCTGCCGCTATTGACAAGAACAAAGAACGGCTGGCGTTGCTTAATGCTGAACATGACAGGTTGCAGCAGGAGTTACAGCAGACGGGCGAACCCACAGACGCACTGCGGAAGAAGCTCGAAAGAAATGAAAGCCAGATACAACAGACCACTGCCAAAATACAGGAACAGGAAAGACAATTAAACAGTTACGCAGAAGAACTGCGGGAAGCCGGGGTAAATACAGACAATCTGGAAGAAGCCAACGGCAGGTTGCAAAAATCGTATGAAAAGTTGCAGAGTTCACAGCAGACGTTGCAGAAGATAAATGAAAAGCAACAGCAGGTACAGCAGAGCATTTCTAAAACAAAAGGGCAACTGCTGGGAACGATTGGCGCTATCGGTGCAATAGCAACGGCGGTATATGCGGGACCAGTGCAGGCGGCGCAGAAATATGAAACGGCAATAGCAAAGGTTGGAACCATTGCGGATACGCAGGAAGTACCACTGGGAACATTGTCACAACAGATTATGCAGCTGTCAAACCAGACAGGAATTGCAGCCAGCGCCGTTGCTGATGATGTATACAACGCAATATCTGCCGGGCAGAAAACGGCAGACGCAGTAAACTTTGTTACAAACAGTACGAAGTTAGCGAAAGCCGGATTTGCCGAAAGTTCGCAAACGCTGGACGTATTGACAACCGTATTGAACGCATACGGCATGAGTGCGGACAAGGTAGGTACTGTATCAGATATGCTGGTACAGACGCAGAACAAAGGTAAAGTAACCGTAGGCGAACTGGCAAGCAGCATGGGTAAAATTATCCCAACTGCAAACGCAAGCAATGTTTCATTGGAACAGTTGTGCGCTGGCTATGCGATAATGACCAGCAAAGGTATTGCAGCCGCAGAAACGACAACGTACATGAACAGTATGTTGAATGAGTTGTCGAAGTCTGGAAGTACAACGGACAAGCTATTGCGTGAGAAAATGGGCGGTAGCTTTTCAGAATTGATGAAAAGTGGGAAATCACTTGGGGAAATTCTGGGAGGAATACAAGACGAAGCCAGCAAGTCTGGTCTTGCCCTGTCCGATATGTTCAGCAGTTCGGAAGCAGGAAAAGCGGCAATGTCGCTGTTATCAAACGGCGTTGACGGCTTCAATGCAAGCGTACAAGATATGGTGAATAGCGTTGGAGCAACAGACAGCGCATTTGCCAAAATGGAAGACACCACAGAAGCCAAAATGGAAAAGGCAAAGAACAGTATTGCGAATTTGAGCATTGTTCTTGGTCAAAACCTACTGCCGATTGTAGGAAACATGGCAGACAAAGTGGCAACCGTGGTCACGAAAGTTTCAGAATTTGCAGCAGCAAACCCAAAGTTAGTGCAAACGGTCTTAAAGGTAGCAGCAGGACTGGCAGCACTGAAAGTGGGAATGTTGACAACAAAGCTGGTTACTTTATCAGCGGAAGACGGCATATTGTCACTGGCAAAGAAGCTGGTTGGCTTGCGTGCCGGATTTATTGAGAACGCAGCAACAAGCGCAGGTTTTGCAGCAAAGCTGAAAGCAGCCGGAAGCGGTGTACTTTCTTACTTTGGCAACGTCAAAGGTGCTTTGGGCGGCGTAGGTTCTGCAATAGGTAATATTTTCAGCGGAAACAGAGTAATTGGAGCAGTTACGGGCTTCATGGGCAATGTGAAAGCGTCCGTTGTCAATGGCTTCATGGGACTTGCTACAAAGGCAGGCGGGGCACTGACAGGCGCAGGAACAAAGCTGCTGGGGCTTTTACTCAAACCGTTTTCACTGGTTGGCGGCAAACTGGGTCCGATACTTGGAACCGTAGGAACTGCGATTGCAAACAGCCCGCTTGGGAAAATAGGCGGTCTGATAACAAGAGGAATTACCGGGGCTTTCAGTAAGGCAACAACACTGATTGCACCGCTCGGAAACGCAGTCAAAACAGTTCTGGGACCGCTCGGAAACCTTGCCAAAACAGCACTAGGACCGCTGGGAGGTATCGCAGGAAAGATATTGCCAGTTGTGGGCGCTATCACAACAATTATCACGGTCATTAAGCTGGTACAAACACACCTTGAAGAAATACGCAGTTTCATTCAGCGCACTTTTGGTGATGAAGCACTGGCGGTATTTGACAAAATCGTTGCGGTTATAACAAACGTAGAAAACACAATAAAAAATGTGTTTTCTGGTGAGAACATAGGCGCAGCCCGTGACAAAATACAAGAACTGTTCGGAGATAAAGGGGCAGCAGTCTTTGACACGTTTGTAAATGTGCTGGGAACAGTAAAGAACGCAGTTTCAGAGGTTGTGGGCTTCATAACGGCAAATGTTGTGCCAGTAGCAGAACAGGTATTGCAGGTAATCACAACACAAGTGATACCGGGGATTGTTAGCTTTATTCAAGCGGCAGCCCCAACAATCATGCAAATTATACAAAGCGTTGCGGATTTTATCGGGGCAATTATCCCGGTGATAGGCAGCTTTATTGCTGGGCTTATGCCAATTATAAGCGAAATAATCACGTTTATTTCAACTTACGTTTTACCGATTATTTCAGAACTGTTCAGCTTTATTTGCAGCACGGTTCTTCCGGCAATTTCAGACGCAATACAAGCAATTTTACCAGTCGTACAAAACGTACTGCAAACACTGCTTCCAGCCATTCAAACCGCTTTATCAACTATCTGGAATATTGTCAGTCCGATAATTCAAGGAATTTTAGCGGCGGTACAATTTGTAATGCCGACAATTCAAGCTATCGTTCAAAGCGGAGTTCAAGCAATTTCCGGCGTGATTTCTGGAATTGTAACCGTGCTGAATGGAATTATCACTTTTATAACTGGCGTCTTTTCCGGGAACTGGCGGCAGGCTTGGGAGGGCATAAAGTCCATTTTTTCTGGAATTTGGCAGGCTATCAAGTCAGTGTGTACGGGTGCAATTAACGGCATTATATCTGCGGTCAACACGGTTATTCGTGGATTGAACAAAGTAAAAGTGCCAGACTGGGTGCCGGGCGTAGGTGGAAAAGGTATAAACATATCTGAAATACCTATGCTGGCGAAAGGTTCAAGCAATACCCCAGATACATTCATAGCGGGCGAAGCTGGACCAGAGTTAATCACAAACGCACCGGGGCGCACGGTGTTTACTGCCAGCCAGACAAGAAGTATCATGGCGGCACAGAATACGGCAGCCACAACAGCGGCAGCGGTAGCGCCAACAACAGCACCGACCACAACAGCGCAGACGGTAAATAATTACAATACAGCGCCGGAGGTGACAGCAGGAGCAGGCAACAACGGCGGCGGTGCAAAGAATGTAACTATCAACAATAATCCAACAATCGTGGTAAACGGAGATAAGCCGGAAGACTTAGACGCAAAGCTGGAAGAAAACAACAAACGGCTGCTGCGTGACGTTGAAGAATTGCTGGACGAAAAAGAAGACAAAGAAAGGCGGCAGAAATATGACTAAAAGCTACACCACAATATCTGGGGATATGTGGGACAAAATCGCATACAACGAAATGGGAAGCGTTCTGCATACAGATAAGCTGATGAAAGCCAATGTCAAATATGCCAGCACCTACGTTTTCCCAGCCGGGGTTGTTTTAACAATCCCGGAGGTGGAAGACGAAGAAGACTTGGAACTGCCACCGTGGAAAAGGGGGCTGCTGACATAGAATGAGTGCAAAGAACTTGGCACGCCGGGTGGAATTGAAACTGAAATTTGAAAATGTTTCTGTCCCGGCAGACATCAACAAATATTTAAGCAGCCTTACTTTCACTGATGAAGAAGAAGACAACGCAGACGATTTGCAGCTTGCGTTTGATGATAGAGAAAGTAAGTGGCTGGGAAGCTGGCTGGAAGTAAAACCGACATTTGTTAAGACTTCAACGACGGTACAAAAGCAGGTGGAAGCTGCAAGCGTCGTCAATTATGTAGTTAAAAAAGGTGATACCCTTTGGGCTATTGCCAAAAAGTATCTGGGAAGCGGCACGAAATACCCGCAGATTGCCAGTGAAAACAATATCAAGAACCCCAATTTGATATATCCGGGGCAGGTATTTAAAATCACGACAGGCGGGACAGCAACCCAGACGGTTTCAGAAACAAAAGAAACCACAAAAAAGGTGTCAGACCCTAAATTGATAACGGCAACTATTGTGCAGAAAAACTGGCATGACAACGGAAAAGATGTGCATTTGAATTGCGGAACCTTTGAACTGGACAGCGTAGACGCCAGCGGACCGCCAACCAAAATCACATTAAAAGGCACGTCAATTCCGTACACCTCAACCATGAGGGTTGCGAGAAAGTCAAAAGCATGGGAAAACACGACACTGAAAGTGATTGCGGAGCAGATAGCGAAAGAAAGCCGTTTAAAACTGATGTACCTTGCTGGGTCAAACCCGAAATATAAGCGAAAAGAACAGGTGCAGCAGTCAGACATTGTATTTTTGCAGAAGCTATGCAAGGCGGCTGGGCTGGCGTTGAAAGTAACCACAATGAACGTGGTTATTTATGACGCCGAAGAATACGACAGCAAGCCACCTATAAAAACCATAAAATATGGCAGCGGTGATTATTTGTCATACAAGCTGGGAACCAGCCTGCATGATACAGCATACACCAGCTGCCATGTTTCGTATACTGACCCGGACAGCAAGGAAACGATAGAAAGTACATACACCCCGGACAGTACAGAGGGAACCGGGCAGGTGCTTGAAATCAACGAAAAGGTGAACAGCACCAGTGAAGCGCACGAACTGGCGAAAAAGCGGCTGCGTGAAAAGAATACACAGCAGTATACAGCCAGTTTCACCATGCTTGGTGACGTGCAGCTGGTGGCGGGCGCAACGGTTCGGTTGAAAGGGTTTCAGAAGTTCGACCGCAAGTATAAAATCACGAAAGCAACGCACAAGCTGACGGGAGGTTATACAACGCAAATTGAATTAAAACAGGTATTGGAGGGCTACTAAATGGCAGACATGACAGAACTTAAAAACGCCATACGCATTGGCACGGTGCAAAGTGTGAGTGCGGAAAAAATGACAGCCCGTGTGAAGTTCAAGGACAAAGGCGGCATAACTTCCGGCGACCTGCACATTATCAAACGCCCGGTGTACGTCATACCAGCAATGGAAAGCGGAACAGAGGGGCAGACAGCAAAAACAGAATTGCAATATGACTACGGCGGCGAACTGAAAAAGAAAGTGAGCCACTACCACGAAGCCTTTGTTTCTGCATGGGTGCCGGACGTCAACGACATGGTTCTTTGTATTATGCTTCCAGACGGTGACGGTGACGGCTTCATTGTGGGGGAGGTGTAACGCATGGCGAAGATAGGCAGCTTTGGAAAGCTGGCTTTTTCGGTATCAGAAAAGACGGTGCGCACGTTTGATGAAATCAGCTGGAAAGTGTCTGCAAAGTACGCAACGCATGACAGACATATAAAACGTGATGTGCTGGAATTTCTGGGACCAGAGCCGGACACAATCAGTTTCAAAATGGCGTTCAGTGTATTTCACGGAACAAACCCGCTGAATGAAATTAAAAAGCTAAACAAAATGTGTAGCAACGGTGAAGTAAACTACTTGATTTTAGGCGGGAAAAAGTACGGGTCATATAAGTGGGTAATAACGGGAGTCAGCAGCACATTGAAACGCTACGACAATAAAGGTAACTGCTGGGCTGCCACGGCAGATGTGACCTTGAAAGAATATCCAAAGAGGTGAAAAAGCATGGACGTAATAAGAGGTGACGGCTCATTGCTGAAAGAAATTGACCTTGCGCCAGCAAATGAACATCAAGCCGTAATACAGAATGTTGCAGTTATTCTGGACACAGTGCAAGGGTCATGCCCCATGTTCCGTGACTTTGGATTGCCGGGCAGCTTATATGGCAGACCGCAGCCAGTAGTTGAAAGTATACTGGTTGGCTATCTGTATGACCAGATAGAACAATTTGAACCACGAGCGGTGGTTTCAGACATTACATTTGACCACGACGCAGGAACAGGGCGTACAGTTCCTATAATCTATTTGGAGGAGGTGAGAACAGACAATGAGTGACAGAAAATACCCAGACATTGAGTTTGTGGAAACAGACACAGAAACGATAGAAAGCAATCTGATTGCACTATATGAAAACATGGTGCAGCAGGTGCCGGGGCGTGAGCATTACAAAGTTTACCCGGCGTCACCAGAAAGGCTGTTTATTTCATGGGTGGCAAATATCATTGTGCAGCAGCGTGTCATTATCAACGAAACTGCAAAAAAGAACGTGCCACGCTATGCGGACGGTGAATACTTGGACAGTCTGGCAGAACTGTTCAAGGATTTGGAAAGGCTGCCAGCAAGTCCGGCGTCTGCAATGTTCCGCTTCTACATATCGCAGGCGCAGACACAATCAGTAATTATCCCGGCGGGCACAAGAATTTCCTTTGACGGCGCAATATTGTTCGAAACGAAAGAAATTCTTGAAATCAAAGCCGGGCAGACATACGGGGACGTTGAGGGCGTCTGCACAACAGCTGGGACAGTTGGAAACAATCTGGCAGCAGGGCAGGTCAAAGAAATTGTGGACCTATACGACTACTACCAGAAAGCAGAGAATATCACAGCAACCAGCGGCGGTGCAGAGGAAGAAGACGACGACAGTTATTATGAGCGTATGCGGGAGAGTATGGAGAGTTTCAGCACAGCAGGTCCCGTAAATGGTTATATTTACTTCACAAAGTCGGTGTCCCCAGCAGTTGCAGACGTGGCGGTGACAAGCCCGGAACCTTGCGTGGTAGACATCCGGGTGCTTTTACAGAATGGAGCGCAGGCAACGGAAGCGGTACTGAAAGAGATTGAAACAGCGTTGAACGCTTCTGACGTCCGACCATTGACAGACACCGTGACCGTATCGGTGCCGGAAACAGTGCCGTTTGACATTGATGTGACCTTTTATATTCCACAGCCAGACGCAGCCAGCGCAACGATTATTGAAGCGGCAGCACGGCAGGCGGTAGAAGATTACAAGACGTGGCAAACAAGCAAAATGGGGCGGGACATTAACCCGTCATACCTTACGGCACGACTAATGGAAGCAGGCGTGAAACGTGTCGAAGTTCGCAAGCCTGTTTTCACGGTGGTTGAAGACATAAAGGTTGCAAAGTTGGGAAACACAACGGTTCTGAATGGAGGTATTGAGAATGTCTAAAACAATTTACAATGCCGACTATTCAGAATGTTTGCCGGAAGCATTAAAGAAAGACCCTAAAATGGTTGCACTGGCAAACGCCACGGCAGCAGCACTTCTGGACACTTCCGGGATAATGAACAGCGTTTTGATATATTCCCGGTTTGACGAACTGCCGGAAGAACTGGTGGACATTCTGGCGTATGACCTGCACGTTGACTGGTACGACTATAACTACCCACTGGAAGCAAAACGGGACTTAGTGAAAAACAGCGTCAAGGTTCACAAAAAAATGGGGACAAAGTACGCCATTGAAACAGCACTGGGCAGCCTATTTCCAGAAAGTGAAGTGGAAGAATGGTTCCAGTATGAGGGAGAACCCGGACACTTTCACATTATTTTAGATGTAACAAACCAGAAAATCACGGCAGACTATGCAGCTATTATCCGGGCGGTAAAGATGTATAAAAGGCTGTCAGCGCACATGGACGAACTGACATATCAAGGGCAGGTCCACGGGGTAATATACACCCACGGTGAATATTTCAGATATAAAACACCGCTGACAGGCAGACTGAAAGCCGGAACGCACCCGCAGAGGAACACAAGGGGCAGTATCGGTGCCGGAACATTCGTTGTGGGGACAGAAGCAGCCGGGTTCATATTCAACGCCCCAGCAGCAGGTACAAAACCGTACAGAAACACGATATTTGCCAATCAGACAACGCATATTGACGCAGAAACGGCGTTAAATGCGTTTGGGTATACAAATACACCAGCCGGACGCATAAGAGCCGGAGAAAGCCCGCAGAGGAACACCAGAGGGCAGACGGACGGGGCAGCGGTCACAATGGGCGACACAGCGGAAGCATACCACTTCACAACCCCAGCAGCCGGGACCGTCCCGGAAAGAAGCACGGTGCAGAGGACAGAGGGCGGCACCGTGGGCAGCAGTACGCAGGCAATGGGGTATTCATACGGCGTCAAGCCGTGCGGAAGCACCCGGAAGCTATAAAAGGAGGTGAAGACCATGTTGACAACGGACGCAATCAATGATTTTAAAGATTTCATTGACAATATCATTGCCTATGCGAAAGTAACGGTCAACGGCGTTTCCGAAAAAAAGGTGATACACCGCAGGGAACGTCTGAAAGACGGCAGGGTGGCTGTATATGTGCAGATTACCCCGCAGGTAAGCGGAACCGCTACGGTGCAGCGGGTGCAGCTTTACAACAAGAATAATAAGTTGTGGGCAGATAAAGCGGTAAACATTCCCTTGAACAACGTACAAGAGGGCGTGTTATACCGCTTTACATTTGACTTTGTAGAAAAGGAGGTGTAACAGATGTACGAACCTAAATTGTGGCAGGACCATGTAACAGAATTTGAAGACAGATACACCGAAAGCAGAAATGACGACGGGACAATAACGCATACACCCGTTGAGGGTGAAATTATTCAGCAGGGAACGCCGCAGAACGCAACCAACTTCAATCACATGGAGGAGGGAATTTCAAATGCGACGGAAACAGCGGCGCTTCTGGCACTGGCAACAATCCACCAGCAGCAGGCAACAGCTGACTTGCAGGGCGAAACAAAAACGGTGACACTGAAAAATACGCAGCAGTACCCGTTCAACAATTCCAAACAGGCAGTTGCGCTGAAGACTGAAAGGAACCACATGGACTACACCGTGGAAACGGAAGTTGTGGAGTACACGGGCGGTTTTCCGGGTGACATTGTTATTACTGAAAAACTGTTAAATGGTTTCAAAATCGCACACACTGGCAGCGCAACCAGCGTGACGGTGAAAATCTATGTGAAAGGCGGGTTTTACTAATGGCAGGCGTAATTATTAAGACAGAGGAACGCAGACAGCATGAAGAAGCTGTCTTGCGTTCTTTTGGCGTGCAGGGCAGAGGAACAGCAGCCCAGAGGGAAGCTGCGGAAGTTATCGCAGCCAGAAGCAATGAGGTAGTAAAGAACCAGAATGGAGGTAGAAAATATTATGGCTACTAATAAAATCAACGTAGTTGAAAAGACGCCAGGAACCCATATTGAATATGCGTTGTCTGGCGGTAAAAAAATCACGTTTGGTGATGATGAATTGACAATCAACCTTGCCACCCGTGAAAGAGATTATGAAGTGTCACTGGACATTTGCATTGACGAAGAAGACGGCGTGGTGATTGGAACTGGCGGCAAGGCGCAGAAGTACGCTGCGCAAGTCATTGTTCCTGCCAGACGTTATGACGTTATCGAGGACGGAGAGGACGAAAACGGAGAACCAAAGGAAATCCCGGTGCCTATTCCGTTTGATATGTCGCTTTGCACACTGATTTTATGGGGATTGGAGGTATAAAACATTATGTCTAATTTTGATGATTTAAGCATGGCGGTTGCTTCCTTTGGTGGAAACAACGCTGTAAAGTTTGATGATTTGGGTATGCCGTCAATTATGGTGGCTATTCCGAAAATGAAGTATTCCGACATTATCACCGGGGGCACACAGGAAACTTTGCCGTGGTGGATTGTGGACGGCGTAGAGAAAGAAGCTATCTGGGTTTCAAAGTACATCAATACCGTGGTGAATGACCGTGCGTATTCACTGCCAATGAAAGACCCGAAAGCCTATATTGATTTTGACACGGCGCTTGCGGTATGCCGCAGAAAAGGTGAGGGCTGGCACCTCAACCAGAACGGCGTCTTTGCTGCAATCAATCTTTGGTGTATGAAAAACGGCTTCACGCCCCGTGGTAACACAAACTGGGATAGAAGCTATGAAAAAGCCTATGAAAAGGGTATCAATACATACATTGACGGTTCACATGGCGGCGGCAGAACTGCAACGGGTTCTGGTCCTGTAACTTGGTATCACGACGGCACCCCGGCGGGCATTGCTGACCTTTGCGGCAACTGCTGGGAGTGGGTTTCTGGTATGCGCTGCGTAAATGGTGAAATCCAGATTATTCCATACGGCAACAGCATGAAGTCTGATTGCAATATGGGCGCAGCAAGTACGGAGTGGAAAGCAATCATGCCAAACGGCACGCTTGTTGAACCGGGAACCGCCGGAACCTTAAAGATTGACAGAACCAGTGCTAGTGACGCTACACTGCGTATCAATACAGCGGTAACAACCCAGACAACCGACAGCAACGACACCAGCACACCTTTTAAAGATGTAAAGGCAGTAAGCGGCGTAAGTATTCCGCAGATTTTAATTGCAGCCGGATTGTTCCCAGACAGTGCCCAGACAACGCCGGGCAGATTTTGGGCGAGAAATAACGGCGAAAGGCTGCCTGTCCGGGGTTCGTGTTTCGACAGCGCTTCCCATGGTGGTGCTGGTGCGCTGTACTTGCTCTACCCTCGTTCTATCGTCCGCAACCTTGTGTCGTTCCGTTCCGCTTTATATGAGTAACTGGAAACTGGGAACTGATACACTGCGGGGCTTGCGGCAGCAAGCCCCCTATTTTGAAACTAAATAACAAAGGTGGTTTAAGGAGAAATGCCAGAAAATACAACAGAACAGCTTCCGCAACTGGACAACGTGCGGGATAACGCAACGCAGGAAGATTTCAAAATGAAAAACAAGGTTTATGAAATGCTGCTGTATGCGTACCCGGCGTTAGAACAGTTTCCGAAAGCTGACAGAAAACTTGCTGACCATATCCGGGAGGCAATATTGCAGGTGTTTGAATTGGTGATACACCTTGAAAACAAACACTATAAGAAAACGACGCTGGGAGAACTTGACGACCAGCTGGACGTTTTGCGGCACCTTGTAAGACTGGCGGCAGACCAGCAGTTGCACCCAGACAAGAAACCATGCCTGCCCATGCGCAAGTATGAAATATTGTCACGAAAGATAAATGAAATAGGGTGCATGATTGGCGGGTATTATAAATCACTGAACGGCAGCACGGCTGGAAACGGCGGTGCTGCAAATAAAAGCAATGGTAAATAGCAGGGTAACACCTGCTTTTTATATTATGGGAATAAGCCGTTAATAGAGGACTTGCCGTGCCTATCCGGGGTTCGAGTTTCAACAACACTTCCAATGGTGGTGCTGGTGCGCTGAACTTGAACAACCCTCGTTCTAACGTCAACAACAATGTGTCGTTCCGTTCCGCTTCACCCCATTTCTGCCAGCAGTCGTGTTCACAAGTGGGCACGTCCAGTGCGTATGGGTTAAAGGGGTTTATTTCCATTCCAAAGGCTGCCAGCCGGGAGCCGTAGGAAAAATATTGAATTGCCGTAAAGATAGTTAGTAAGCCGCAGGCTGAAAGTCAGAGCTGGAAACACTGGCACTGAATGTATATATCACGTTTGGGCTGCGGAAGAACCGCAGTTTGATTTGTACGGCGAAATTTTAACAACAGGAGGGAAAAGGGAATTGCACAAAATCAAAAACATTTTCCCTATAATTTATGACTTTGAAAATCTCTTCAATGCGTATAAAGCCGGGATAAAGTGCAAGAGGTACAGACCAGATGTGATGGCGTACACGGATAAGCTGGAAGAAAACTTGATTGAATTACAGAATGAATTTATCTGGCAGACCTACACCGTGGGGCGCTACAACATATTTTATGTTTACGAACCGAAAAAGCGCATGATTATGTCATTGCAATTCAAAGACCGGGTGGCACAGCACGCTATATATAGCCAGCTGAACCCGTATTTTGAAAAGCAGTTCATACATGACAGCTACGCTTGCAGAGTAGGCAAGGGAACACACAAAGCAGTCAACCGCCTGCATAACTGGTTGAAGCAGACAGACCGGAAGCCGCAGCGTTTCTATTATTTGAAACTGGATATTGCAAAGTATTTTTACCGGATAGACCATGAAGTATTGATGGACATTTTGCGGAAAAAGATTGCTGATAAAGATTTGTTGCACGTCTTGTCAGTAATTATAAACTGCGAAGACACAAACTTTGGTCTGCCGCTGGGCGCAGATATTGGCGACGTGGCGTTTGATGAATTGCTGGGAGAAGTTGGGCTGCCTATTGGCAATCTGACTTCACAAATGTTTGCAAATTTGTATTTGAATGAACTTGACCAGTTCTGCAAACACAAATTGCACCTGCGTTATTACATACGTTACATGGACGACATTATAATTTTGCACCCAGATAAAAAGTATCTGGAAAAGATAAAGAACAAAATTGCGGACTTTCTGGAAAAAGAACTGCGGTTGCAGCTTAACAAGAAAACCTGCATAAGACCAACCAGCATGGGCATTGAGTTTGTAGGGTTCCGCATTTGGTCAACGCACATAAAATTGCGCAAGAAGACGGCAAAGAAACTGAAACGTAGATTGAAATATATGTTTGCAGCATATCACGCAGGAGAGATTGACAAAGATACACTGGATAGGTCCGTTGCTTCATACCGGGGCATATTACAGCATTTCAACAGCTACGGTATGCGCCAGAGCCTAAACGAACTGTACTTGCAGGAAATGGGCAAGCCATATCCAGAGCCGGAGAAGAAGCCAGCAAGTAAATGTGGTCTATTCTGCGGATATTACGGCAGCGATGATGATTATATCAAGCAGCCAGAAGAAAAGGAGGTGACGGACAGTGGAAGCAATGCAGACGCTTAACCCAGCGGACGTCTGGGACATGGTGCAAAAAGCTATTGTATGGCTTGCGGGGATTGGGATTGTTATTGACTTAACGCCGGGAATTAAAATACAGCCCGTTCGCTGGTTGATTAAACAGCTGGGAAATCTTATGAACCACGACTTGAAAGAGCAGCTGAACCAGCTTGAAAATGACTTTATAGAACACAAGGTTGATAGCTGGCGCACGGAGATACTATCATTCCAGAGCAGTTGCATAAACCATGAACGCCATACAAAAGAAGAGTTTGACCATGTTATTGATACATTGGCGAAGTATGACAAGTATATTAAGGACCACAAGTTGACAAACGGACAAGTTGACGTTGCGCATGAGTACATAGTGGATATTTACAAAGAATGTATGCGCACAAACGACTTTGCTTTGACAAAGCCGGAAGAAGAACCATAGGAGGTACAAAACAGAAACATGAAAAGTTTAATATTTTTTATCATTGGATTTGCACTGGCATTAGCAGTGCTTTTTTTATGGAATTTACAGTATTTCAGACAGCGCAGGAAGAAGAGAAAAGAAGAGTTGCAGGAACACCCGGAAAGAAAGACCAGCGCAACAAAAATCATTATCTTTTCAATTCTGGCGACTTACTACATAGCATTTGCCGTGGGCGTGTGGGTGGTAGTCACAAAGGATTTTTACCAGTTATCAGTCCTTTTGACGTTCGTTGGCGGGGTAACTGCTGCCGCAGTAGCGTTCTATTGCTGGAAAGCAAAGGCAGAAAACCTGCTGAAAATCAAAGCTGCATACCCGGAGTTGTCCGGCACGCTGTCTGACTTTTCAAGCATGACACAGTAGTGCAGGGGAGGTATAAGACATGGGACTAATAGGAGAAACAACACCAGAAAAGATTTGGAATTTTCTGAAATCAAAAGGGCTGTCCAGTTGTGGGGCAGCCGGATTGATGGGGAACCTATATGCAGAAAGCGGGCTGAACCCGCAGAACTTGCAGAACAGCTATGAAAAGAAGCTGGGACACACTGACGCAAGCTACACAGCAGCCGTGGACAACGGCAGCTATGGAAACTTTGCAAGGGACGGCGCAGGCTATGGGCTGGCACAGTGGACATACCACACAAGAAAAGCTGCTTTGCTGGAATATGCAAAAGCCGCCGGGAAGTCTATTGGCGACCTTGAAACACAGCTGGGGTTCCTTATGAAAGAATTGACAGAGGGCTACAAAGCCACACTGTCAGTATTAAAGAGCGCACAGACCGTCACTGCTGCTTCAAATGCAGTGCTGACACAGTTTGAGCGCCCGGCAGACCAGAGCGACACGGTGAAGACAAAGCGTGCAGGATATGGGCAGAAATACTATGACCAGTACGCAGCCGGAGCCGTTAGCAATAAAAAGAATGGAGGTACAAGCAATATGAATGTATCAGAAGTAAGAAAGAAATTTGCAGCAAGGGCGGCAGCGTATGTGGGAGTGAAAGAGGGTACAGCAGCACACCACGCAATCATTGACGCCTACAACAACCACAAGCCGTTAGCGCAGGGGTACAAAGTGACATACCGTGACGCATGGTGCGCAACCTTTGGTTCAAAGATTGCCATTGAAGCGGGCTACACAGACATTATCCCTACGGAGTGCAGCTGTGACCGCCAGATTAAGTTGTGGCAGCAGATGGGGCGCTGGTGCGAGAATGACGCAAAGGTGCCGGAACCGGGCGACTATATCTATTATGACTGGGACGACAACGGCGCTGGTGACTGCACAGGCAGTTCAGACCATGTGGGCGTTGTAGAAAGCTGCGACGGTAACACTATCACAGTTGTTGAGGGCAACAAGTCCAATGCCGTTGAAAGAAGAACACTGGAAGTCAACGGGCGTTATATCAGAGGTTATGGCGTGCCGGACTTCTCAAAGAAAGCAACAAGCGAACCTGCAAAGCCTGCGGCACCTGCACAGCCTGCACAGGGAACAGCCGGGGAACAGGTATACACCGTGCAGAAAGGTGACACACTTTCTGGCATTGCTGCAAAGTATGGCACCACATACCAGAAGTTAGCAAGCTACAACGGAATTGCAAACCCTAACGTCATTAGTGTTGGGCAGAAAATCAAAATTCCGGGAAGCGGCGTGCGTACATACACCGTGAAGAGCGGTGACAGCCTTTGGGCAATCGCAGCAAAGCAGCTGGGCGACGGTTCCAGATACAATGAAATTAAGACCATGAACGGTCTTACAAGTAACACCATTTACGCTGGGCAGACATTGAAGCTGCCTGCATAATCAACAGGAGGAAAAGACAATGGATAATGTAATTTATGCAGCCGTATATTTTGCCGTAACACTGGGGGCGTTCTTAATCGGAAAGTACGTTTGCCCAAACATTCCAAAGACCGTCACAGACAAGCTGGGCGAACTGTCAGAGTGGGCAGCAAAGTTTGTGGAATGGGCAAAAGAGTTCAAAAAGGATAAGACCGGGGAAGAGAAGATGGCGGCAGTTGTGGAACAGTTGAAGAAGATTGCTGATGAAGCCGGGCTGAATGTCACAGAAGACCAGCTGAAAGCCATTGCACAGACGGCATACAATGCCATGAAAGCCGGAGAGAAAGAAAGCAACACCGCAGAACCGCTGGAAGCACTCACAGCTACACCAGCTGCAACGGTAGTGATTAACACCACGGCACCAGTGACAACAACAGAGAAAGTGGCTATTGCCACAGACAATGTGCCGGAGGGTGCCACGGAAACCAACGCAGACGGCACAGTGAACCTTTACGACGCAGCCGGGAACATTACCGGGAGCGTGACAAAGGAAGAAGCAGAGAAGATGGCGGCAGAAGTCACGAAGATTGTTGACAAAGAGGGAAACACGCTGGCAGACCTTAAATAATGCCGCTGACGCTTTGCAGAATAAGCCAGAATGAGAAGAAAAGACCGTAAGTGGATAAATACACCACTTGCGGTCTTTTTACGTTTACGGGGCAAATACGGTGTTATATCGGTTTATATGTGTAATCAATGCCGTTTTCAACAGCTTTGATACTGTCTATCTGGTCTTTATAGCAGCCACGGGCAGCAATCACACGGGCTTTGCTGACAGCTGCATTTTCACTTCCTGCATTAACATTCAGCCAATCAATGCGCACACCGTCATTGTCCACAATGGAGATTTGAAAAGACTTGTGAGGTATGCGCTTCACAGAGCCTTTGCCGTTGCACTGGTAGCAAGGACCAGTCATGCCGGATTTATAAATGAATTTGCCGGAACCATTACACTTGCTGCAAGTAACAATATCTGTTTTCATAGTCATTCACCATTCTTTCTGGGCGGCAGCAATGCCGCCCGGTTGCATTATACTTCTTTTGCTTGCAATTCGTCCCATGTATGCTGGGCAAGTTCTGCCATAGCCTGCGGCGTTTCTTTCACGAACATTGCGAAAAGGAAAGTCAAGAACTGGCTTTTTGTGTCCTGCCATTCTTCCGCTGTCATATCCGGGTTTTCTTCCAACTTCATTTTCAGAAGCCGTTCTGTTATTTCCTGCCCAAAAGGAGTGTTAAGCGCTTTGCGTTCTGCCTGCGCTATCTTTTCCACAAATTCATCAAAGCTTCCAGCTATCATCATTTTTGCTTCCATCATTCATTCCACCTTTCTTTCCGGCTGGCTGCTATGCAATAGCAACCAGTCTTTCTGCACCCATTTTTCTTTCACGAACAACGCCATCTTGATTGCTTTTCAGAAGACAAGTGATTGTCTTTCCGGTCTTGCTTGGGATAAGGTCAACCACGGTGCTTGTATATCCGTAGTTCCACATGATAACGTCCCCGGTCTTTAATTCTTTTACTGCCTTTGCTTCCTGCTTGTTATATATTCCTTGAAGTTTTACTGTCATTGCTTTGCCCTCCGTGTTCTGTATTTCTTTAATTGTCTTTATTATATACTTACGGAAGTATAAAAGCAATAGACACAATGCACAAACTTACGGAAGTATAATTGTATAATATGTATACTTCCGTAAGATAAAAGCATTTTACATGGTGCCGATAAAATCAGAACTGGTCAGCGTCCAGAACTGCGCAGCGTGGATAGTTGGGAATTTTGGAATTTCCCATGTGATATTGTCATACACAATTTTATATATACCATTCTGGTTGACTGTCAGATAATATTTATCTGTATCAGTTTTGCGGTCTGCCGGGTGCGTGTCCTGCACCATGAATGAAAGCCCGTTCTTTCTAAAGCGTCTATTATAAGATTTTGCCATATTATTTCACCTTTTCTTTCTGGGCGGCAGCAGTGCCGCCCGTGTAATGTTTAATCAAGCACACATTCCATTGATATTGGGTATTGCGCTTGCAGCTTTTCAAATGCCTTTTCAGTGACACGATAGGAAAGCCAGTTTTCAATTTGCTGCTTGCAGCCAGCCACCCAGCAGACTTCCTGCTTTGTAATGCCCCTGCCGTTGAGTTCAAGCGGGGTATCTACAATGTAATAGTTACCGTAATGTGAAAGTCTGGCTTCCAGTTTCACGTCCGGTTTACGTTGCCCCATTTCTGGGGTGTAGCAGTGCAGCCCGTTTATTCTGTCTTCTAAATAAATTATTTTTGCCATATCGTTTGCCCTCCGTGTTCTGTATTTCCTTAACTGTCTTTATTATATACTTACGGAAGTATAAAAGCAATAGACACAATGCACAAATATACTTCCGTAAGATTGTATAAAATGTATACTTCCGTAAGAAAAGAAAGTGTGATATACTAATTAAAAATCACAGGAGGTGCAGAAAATGCCAGATACAACAGAAAAGAAGACAATACCCAGAGGACCAGCAGCCACGGCAGCAAAAAATAAATACCGTGACAGCAATTATGACCGCATGGAACTTGCAGTGCCAAAGGGAATGAAAGCACGCATAAAAGAGATTGCGAAGCAGCAGGGCTATTCTTCCCAGAACAACTATGTTGTGGAAGCGGTGAAAGAGAAATACAAGCGGGACACCGGGGAGGAATTGACGTGGCAGAAAGAGTAAAAGAACAGGAATTTGAAACGGGCTTTTTGCATGGCTGGGACGGCTCGGACTGTATATATTATACAGACGAAAAGTGCCTATATTATAATGACGCAGAAGCACCGTGCCACCATTGCCACCACTACACAAGGAAGACACAACAGAAAGGGGGAATAGTCTATGGAATATAGAATGAAAGATATTATGGAACCACCAAAGACATTGGAGGAGCAGAAGAAAGAAGCCAGAGAAGCGGCAATGGCAGCAGGAGCAGAGGTGCTGGGCGAAGAATGGAAGCCGGGAACACTGGAAAACGTGAAAAGACAGGTTGAAAACGCCTACACAGATTTAAAAGGGTGTGGACTATACAAAGAAGAAAAGCATTTCAGAAATGGAATGGACCTCATGTATAATAATGTGATTGACATTATAAATTCAGAACTGGGGAGGAAGTAGCGTGGAAGAAAAGCGGTGCTGCATAATTCATAATTACTATGTATGCCCGGTATGCAAAACGGGGTACTGCAAACCGTTTGGAGAGGTGAAAACAAGACCAATACAGAAATGCAGGAAGTGCAATAAAACTGTTAGAATGACAATAAATGGAAAATAATTAAAAAAACTATTGACAATATACTTCCGTAAGTATATAATAAAGGCAGTTAAAGCAATAGTGCTTAACACAAAAAGTCAATACAATTCAATACGGAGGAAATCAAAATGGCAGAAATGACAAAGAAAGCATTAAACAAAATCAAGGCAGCAGCGTTCACAGAATTTAAGCAGGGTTTTTCAGAGGAAGAATTTAGAAACCTGTTCGCAGGCGGCAAGAACGTAGTGACAGCGTGGAGAATTACAGAGGGAACAAAAAGCAAGATTGTGATTACACAGTATGACACGCAGATTAACACGAACACTTTACAGCAGGACGGCTTCACAGAAGCAGCAACAGCAGAAAAGCTGTTCTATGCTGACCGCCAGACAAAGACACTGGAATTTGTAGGCAGAATGTAAAAAGACATTCCCGGCAGGTGGTAGGCTTGCCGGGAGGAATGGGGCATTGAATGATAAACAAAGAAGCGGCGGCAGAATTTGCAAATAAAAACTGCGTGCGGTCAAATTGCTTCATGTGCAGAGAGGGTGACAAGTACGAAACATACAGAAAATGTCCGTTTTTGCCGTTGAAGCTGATTGCAAGAGAAAGAACGGTCACGGAAGAAGACGTGCCAGACAATATGGGAGAATAACAAAACCCCGGCAGGCAGCAGGCTTGCTGGGGTTCGTTGCAGAGGGGTACACAGTCAGTGTGTAGCCTTTTTATATTTGTACTAACTTAACACTGCCCACGGGTAGTGTCACATTAGTACAACACTACCCAAAAACAACACCCGTGATATTCTGGTCATTATCAATTCTAATTTCTTTAATGACAGAACGCCAAAGCGTGCGTTTTTCTTCACGGGTCAAATTCTCATAAATTGTTTTGAAATCATTATCAAGGAGCCTGCGGACGGCTGCGAAGTCTGGCGGCGGTTCAATGCTGGGTTCCGGTATCTGTTTAAGTGCAGCAGTATATATTTGATAGTCCCTTTTGTAGTCCTCAATGTCTATTAAGTCATTCACATATAATTCTTTTAACTTGGTCAGCTTCCGTTTCAGTGCTGCTTTATCAGTGCGGGCAACGGACGCTTTCTTTTTGGTTGCGGCAACTTCCCATTCCAGCTGGCAGCGTTCCAGTTCCTCTGCCAGATGTTCAAACAGCCACTTTTCCACGACGTCTTCACGGGCTGAATGATTATGAGAGCAGCGCCCACGCTGGAAATGCTGGTTGCAGCGGTAATAATAATAATCACTTGACTTGTACCCGACCAGTTTATGCCCACATTCAGCGCAAGTCAGAATGGAAGTGAAAATATATACCTTGCCAGACGGAACAGAACGTGCGTTGCGTTCCAGAAGCGCTTGCACACGGTCAAACTGCTGCTTGCTGATGATTGCCGGGCAGAAATGGTCATTGAACCTGCCGCCCCGGTCATACACCCCAGTATACAGCTTTTCTTTCAGCATACGCCGGAAAGTGGCGTCACACCAGTTCACGCCGTAGGTTTCCCGGATATAGCGGACAGTAGCACGCTGGGAAATCGAAGTTTCAAAGTAGTTGAAAGCGTCTTGCACAATGGCTGCGTCTTCTGGCACAACTTCCAGCCGCTTTTCCTCATTAACACGGAAGCCAAAGGGAGCAGAGCCGGAAACAACGGTGCCGTGGGCAATCTTACTGTCAAATACAACGTCTATTCGTTCCCCGTCAATGTCCGCTTCATTCTGGGCAATGGACAGCTTCACGTTAATATACAGACGCCCGTTTGCGGTTGTGGTGTCATATTCTTCATCAGTGGTTTTCCAGTCGCAGTTGTGCGCTTCCAGAACTTCCATGATTTTATAATAATCTGCCACGGAACGAAACCAGCGGTCAAGGCGGCAGAAAAGCAGAATATTCACTTCATCACGCTTCACACTGTCCATCATGCGTTGAAAGTCGGTTCTTTTATGAATGTTCTTTCTGGCGGTCTTGGCAGCGTCAATGTAAATTCCAACAATGACCCAGCCACGTTCCCTTGCGTATGCTTCCAGTCGTTCTTGCTGGGCTTCCAGTGACAGACCTTTTATTTTCTGTTCTTCCCCGGAAACCCTTATATATAAAGCAACCCGGACAAGTTCCGGGCTTAAATCAATCTTTTTCACTATTGTATCACCTGCATTTCCTTTCATTTCCCGCCTGCTGGTGATATAATCAAAATTGCAGACGGTATTGTTGTATCTGGTATGACATATCTTTGCACGCCCCGGAAGTGTTCCCAGCACGACCGGGGCATTTTGTTTTATTAGTCTTTCAGAATGTCGTCTGTAAAGGCTGTTATTTTCTGACTTACAAAAGAAGAATAGTTTTCTAAATCCTGTTTAGGGTTATCACCTTGCAGCATGACAAATTCAGATAAAGCAACAATCTGATTTTGTACGTCAATCAAGGCTTGACCGTAGTATGAAACGTCTGGACCGAAGCCAACGGAAGAAACCTGCTCATAATGCCACGCAGCACGCTTCTTTAAATCCACCAGAACAGGAACGGACGCTTTTTGCAGCTGGGAAACGGTATTTGCGTCGGAGTGTACCAGCTGCCCCCAGCGTGTCAGCTGTTCTTCCGTGATGTATCGTGGGTCTTCCGGGTGTCGCTTTATGTGTATAAAGTTATACAGACAGAAGATACCGAACAGGGCGGCAACAACTGAAAAAATAACATGAGAAGAAGCAAAGAGGAACACGGCACCAGCCAGAGCAACGACGCCGAACACAACAAAGCTGGCGTCTGGTCTTTCCTGCAAAACTGCCGTGGTCTTTGGCGGCTTCTCTTTTGGCTGCGCAGCTGCTTTCTGAACTTTAGCAGGAGCAGGAGCGGCAGCAGGAGAGGAAGCAGAGGAACTGGCGGCGGCAGCAGTGGAAGAAACACGGCTGCTGACTGTCTTTTTCTTTTTGCTTTTCAAATTCTCGGTCTTAACGTAAGAAACACCAGTGCCGGGAACCCCTATGCTGGTTGTGACCCTGCCGCTGCTGTTTATACTTTTACGATACCCCTTGACGCCTGCACTTATACCAACGCTTTTCTTGCTGATGTTAAGACGGACGCCGGGGGCAATTTTCACGCTTTTTCTGAAACGTAAACCCATATAAAACCACCTTTCTTGCGAATATCCACAAAAACATAGAAATTATAATAGTGAGTGCGCCCAGCCTTGCCACGCCGGAAAGGTGGTCACACATGATAAAAAAATACATACACTGGTATGATTGCAGAGTGTACGCAATCTATTACAGCAGCATAAACACTATTTATTATAATTTAGATTTCAATGGAGCAACGCAACTTATAATTTGTAAATAGCGGGGGGACGCTGGGTGCGTTATCACCCGGCGTCTGTCCCGGAAACACTGCCAGTGTCAACGGGCGGGCACTGGGCTTCTAAATCTTCTGGATTGTCTGGAACTAACAATGCAGGGTCCGCAGTAACAGCAGCAACAAGCCTGCGTTTGAAAAATTCCACGGCAGTTCTTCTAATTTCTGGGTCAAGTTCAAAGTACGTCTTTATGATTTCCAATTCAAGACCCGTGGCACCTTTAGACTTCACGAAGTCGTCAAGGCTGAATGTGTCCGGCTGTATATACATTTCACCAGAACCAGTGCGCAACCATTCTTCATTCACATTATAAAGAAGACAGATTGCCTTGATTGTCTGGTCAGTGACGGTTGAGCCGTCCCGTTCCATGTAGCTGACGCCAGTTTGCTTCATTCCCAGACTTACTGCAAATTCAGTCTGGCTGATGTGCAAAACATCTTTTCTAAAATGCTTCACACGTTCATTGATAGTCATTTGACTTCACCGCCTTTCTTTTATGTTTAAAGAATAGCAGTAACCGCTAAAAAAGTCAATATTAAAAACGGAAAAAGGGTTGACAAATAGCAGTAACCGCTATAATATATAGTTAAACAAGCAGTAACCGCTACAACAGAAGCGTTTACCGCTTGCAAAACCACACAGCATGAAAGGAGGAACAGACCATGACAGAAGTTAAAAACATGGAAACCATGATTGCAACTGAAAACCAGCAGGAAGCAACAGAGGTCATGGCTTTTCTGGGGGAACTTGAACCGCAGGAAAAGAAAGACTTTCTGGTGTTCATGCAGGGCATAAGATTTGCAAAGGGCATGGCACAGAAAATTGCGCCGCAGTCCGTATAAAGGAGGGCGCAGGAATGGAAGTACAAGGAACATTCAATGCCCAGCGCTTTTTTGAAACGCTGGCGCTGATTATATCCCAGCGGGAGGGCGTGAAAGTCACCGTGACAGTGACACAGCCAGAGCCGGAGAAGAAAGAAAAGCAGTCAGCGTGAGCGCCGGGCAGCAGCAGAAACAAAGGTTTTTCAAAAGTCAATAGCAGTGAATAGCAGCAAGGCTGTTCAAATAAAAATCATACCAGATACAAGGAGGAAAGCCACAAAATGAAAGAATTTGTGAAGAAAAAAGCAGTCATTGTCATGGACAGTGCAGGACTGCCAAACTACATGACCATGTTTTATATGGAGCCGGGGACCTATGAGCCGGAGGACGTGCCGGAACTGTTCAAAATCAGAAACAAGATTGTTCCTGCGGTTCTGGTGTCGCAGTTCACCAACACCATGATTAAGGGCGTCCCGGCGTCCTTACCTTACCAGCAGCCAAAACACACTATCAGTTATGATGAAGCGGCGGCAGCCTGCGGAAGAAAAGGCAAGGGCTGGCACCTTATGACAAATACAGAGTTTGTCTATCTACTGCATGAAGCAGAGGAACTGGGGCACACAATCGGCGGTAATACAAACTACGGCAGCAACTCAAAGAATGAGCAGGAAAGCGGCGTGAGATACGACAGCGCCGGACGCACGCTGACCGGGTGCGACCCCCTCACATGGTCCCATGACGGAACAGCAGACGGCGTGTTTGGTCTTTGCGGTAATTTCTGGGAATGGGTCACGGGCTTGCGTCTGCACAAAGGCGTTGTGGAATACACGCCGAACAACGACGCAGCAGTTGAGGGCTACACAGAGAAGCCAGACTGGACCGTTGCAGAGGTGAACGGCAGACCGTTGAAGCTGTACGGCAACAGTGCTGGTGATGTGGTAATGTCCGTTGCGGAAGAAATCGAAGAAAACTGGGAGGGCTGCCACATGGCAGACTTGCAGCTGGAAGAACTGGAAGAAATGCCAGAAATTGCGTACAAGCTGGGAATTGTACCGCATGACTGGAAGAACGAAACAGCCGGAATATGGGCAGACAACGAACTTGAAGAAGCCGTGCCTATCCGGGGTTCGAGTTTCGGCAGCACTTCCGATGGTGGTGCTGGTGCGCTGCACTTGGACAACCCTCGTTCTCTCGTCTACTACAATGTGTCGTTCCGTTCCGCTTTATTCTTGGAAAGCTGGGAACTGGTAACTGATTTACTGAAAGCGGGTGCGGAAGCACACGCAGGAGCGCAGGACGAATGAGCGCAGATAATTTCCCATACGTCGAGGGACAGCCAGCGGAAATCTATTTTGACGGTAAATGGCACCGGGGCAAGATAATTGCCGGGTACAGATTTAGGGACGGAATAGTGACCATACAGACGGAAGATGGGCAGAAAATCGGGTGCGGTGAGAGCCGCAAAGAGTTATACAGAGCATTGTAAAAATGGCAAGCAAAAAGCCTTTGAAGCTGTGCCGGAAACACAAAATCAAAGGCTTTTCAAAAGTCAATATGTTAATAATTCAATACACGTTTATTATACCATATTGGCGGCTACAAGTCAAACATTTTAGAGGGCGAAAGCCTTTGAAAATAGCGGGTTTCAAACCTGTTAAACGGGCTTGTATGGGGTATTAACATTCCTACGAAATATATAAATATATATACGCTGTATGGATAATGAACAGGAGGGATAAGAGGGAGAAGAAGAACCCCACCCCACTTCTGGTATACCCTTATACGCTTAAAACGGTATAGGACAGAAAAGGAAGTGCAGTGGTGTTCATAAGGGAGAAGAAGATAGACTGCGCAGAGTATAGAGAAGTGGATATAATACCACGAACAGAAGCAGCAGAGCAGGCAAGCAGAGGAAAGAGGGGTAAGAAAAGAAAGGTTAATGCCCCAAAGCAAAAGGACTTGAACGACAAGAACGCTAAACGCTATCTGGTACAGTTGGGAAATGGCAACTTCCACATAGGGGACCTGCATACAAGTTGCACATATAGCGCAGAGAACCTGCCGGGAACGGTAGAGGAAGCAGAAAACATTGTGACAAACTACCTGCGGAGAATAGCATACCGCAGAAAGAAGCTGGGGTTAGAACCCCTTAAATACATACTGGTAACAGAATACAAGTACAGCAAGGATGGTCAGTGTCTTAAAAGAATACATCACCATATCATTATGAACGGCGGTTTAGACCGTGACGACGTGGAATTGATGTGGACGAAAGACCGTATCAACTGGAAGAAGACAGACGACCCAGAGTATAGAGCCAGTATAAAGCAGCTGGGCTGGGTTAATGCAGACCGCCTGCAAATGAATGAGAACGGCATAGAGGGGCTTTGCAAGTATATTGTGAAAGACCCGCAGGGAAAGAAACGCTATTCAAGCAGCAGGAACCTTGACCGCCCGGAAACAACCAGAGAGGACGGAGGGGAAAAGCGGCAGCGTGACCAGAACCACTGGAAGTATAGCCGCAATCTGTCAGACCCAACGGAAAAGTGCAATGATTTCAAGTACAGCAAACGCAAGGTAGAGCAGCTGGCGAAGTCACCAGACGGCGGGCTGGAAGAATTTAAAAAGATTTACAGTGATTATGACATTGTTTCATGCGAACCCGTGTTTTATGAACAAACCGGGTGGCATATTTACTTGAAAATGTGGAAAAAGAAGCCCAAAAAGGGCAGAAAGGAGGATAAAAAGTGCAGTTAGGTGAATTGATAGAGAAAATGACGACCAGTGACCGTCTGGTTATCATCAACGCTGCCGGGCAGGTGATATACCGTGGCTATGCGGCAAACTTTGCACACGGGACAATAAACCCATTGCGCCGGGTGAAACGCTTTGGGCTGGATATGGAAACGTACAAGCGCACAGAAAAGATGTGGGACTGGGCAAACATACGGGAACTGCCGGAGCAGATACCAGTTGAACAGCTGGGACAATATGACATAGGGCAGCTGCAACAGCTGTTATTTATCCGGGTGATTTTGGAGGAATAAGGCATGGAGAACGAAAAGAAAGCATGGCAGACGCCAGAATTGCAGGAAATGGCAGTTGTTGTCCTATCACTGCACCAGAAATGGTGGCAGAAAATGGCAGCAGGTGAAAAGGTTCTGGAACTGCGGAAGTCAAAGCCGCAATGCAAAGCGCCGTTCCGGGTGCTGGTGTATGTCACAGGCGGCGTGGGCGTAGTCGGTGAATTTGTCTGCCCGGAAGTTCTGGAAATCAAGAACTTTGAAGAAGCAGAAAAGAAAAGCCGGGTGCCAGCACATGACATTCACAATTATGCGGCGGGCAGTAGAAACAAGGTGTATGGCTGGGAGATAACAGCCGTCAAGGAATATCCACAGGCAGTGGCGCTGGAAGAACTGGGAATGAAGCGTGCGCCGCAGTCGTGGCAGTATGTGAGGTAGAGAACATGGACCAGATACAACGGGAAAAGATAGCTGCAAAGCTAAAGAAAATTAAAGCATTGGCAGAACGTGGAGTAGGCGGCGAGAAAGAAACCGCAATGCGTATGTATGAGGACTTAAAAGCCAGATACGAACTGGAAGACGAAGAAATCATGCTGGACGCAGTAACGCTTCACTGGTTCGGCTATGCAACGGAACTGGAAGAAGAACTGCTGACCCAGATTTTCTACAAGGTCACGGGCGGCACGACATATCACATTTACACGGGCAAATACAGCCGCAGGAAGAAGCGTGGCTGCGATTGCACAGAGATTG